ATTTATGACCCATTTGCTAACTATAGACAAACTTATGCAGATAAGTTAACTAATTTAGTAAATAATCCTGCTTCTATTACAAGTGCTCCTTTTTATCAATTTGGTTTTAATCAAGGTGAAGAAGCTTTAAGAAGACAACAACAACAAACTGGTATAGGTGGTAGTGGAGCTCAAGCTATTCAATTACAAAACTATGGTCAAAACTTTGCTAATACTGCATATCAAAACCTATTTGCTAACTATTCTGCTTTATCAGGTGCTACACAAGGTTTATCAAATGTAACTTCACAAAATGCTCTTAATGCTCAACAATCTCAATCAGGTTGGAATGCTATTGCTCAAGGTGTGGGTTCATTATCAAATATATATAGTAACTATTCAAGTAATCCATATAATGCTTTACCTAGTTATTCAGGTGGCTACTCAGGTGGTAGTTCTGATTTAAGTGGCTATACTGGTGGATATAGTATTTAATTATAATTAAGGAATAATTATGCCATTCATGATGGAAGATTTTTACAAAGGTCAACAACTTGCCTTTGAGTCTCAACAAAGAAAAGATGAGGCTGCAGCCCAAAAACAAATACAGCAAACTATAGCTGATATATTTAAGCCAGAGGGTGATACAACTACAGCTGCTCCAGCAGCCCCTACAGGTTATCAAATGGGTACAGGACTTGATGGTAAACAAACTCCTATGCCTAAAGGTGCTATGTCTATATCTCCTAATGGTAGCCCTATGCCATCATTTATGGGTGAGGGTCAACCTCCTTCTGTAACAGAACAAGCTGCTCCTCAACAAGAAGAAGCACCTAAAGATAATCCTACAGCTACTTACATGAAGTCTATTGATAATATTAAGAATTACGATAGAGAAGAAAGTCAACTTAATAAACAAAAGACATTAGGTAGAACTTTACAAGCAAGTCCTAATATTAATGTTGCTAAGCAAGGTATGAAGTATGTCACTGAAGCTGATACTGAACTTAATAGAATCAGAGAAGCTAAGAAAACTGACATTGATAATGCTCAAAAATACCATGAACAAATCTCTGGTGTATTCTTAAATATTAACGATCAACAAAGCTTAGATGTAGCTAATGCTCAACTACAAGCTATGGGACGTAGTTTATCTAATTCAATTCAAGTTCCTAGACAAAACCCAGATGGTACTCCATTATTAGATCAAACTGGTAAGCCAGTGATGGATACTATTAGCACTAAAGTATTTACACCTGAACTTAAACGCTATACTCAATCTGTTGGTATGGGCTTACTTGATGCTAATAAGCAAATGCAAATTAGAAATCAAATGTCTGAGATTGAGAATAGAGGTGCTGGTGGTGGTAAGGCTGATGCAGGTACTAACCGAGTTATTCAATCTATGACTCAAGCGTCTGATGCTTTAACTAATTTAAGTAATTTACCATTTTATACTACTGATCCTGTTTATGGTAATAAAATGTTTAATAATTTATTTACAGCACCATTAGGTTCTTTAAATCAACAAATGTCAACAGAATCTTCTCAACTTATGGCTGATCGTATGGCTGGTGTAGCTCGTAACTTAGCTTCTCTTGAAACAGGTGGTGCAGCTACTGGTCTAGTTGGTTTAGCTGATAAGATTGACCAAGGTATTGCAATTAAGGCAGGTTCTAAACCTTTAGTTGCTTTAGATAAGATGGCTGAAATGAGACGTATTGTTGAGTCCTCTGCTAAAGCTACTTTAGCTACTAACATTAAACCTGAGAAACGTGCTCTTATTGAAGCTAACTTGGAAGAAGTTAGAAAAGCTATTCCATTTACTCAAAAAGATGTTGATGCCTTACGAGTTAAACTTGGTCCAGGTAATAAACTTGCTATTGGTAAAGATCAATCTAATATGTCTTTTACCGAGTATATGACTAAACTTAAAGAAGGTACTACTAAACCTTTATCTGATAAAGATATAGCTAAGGCAGCTCAAGAACGTAAATCTGAAGAAAAGAAAACAGAAGCTGCTCCTAAAACAACTTCCGTAATTTCATTGGATTCCCTAAAAGCAGAACTTAAAAAACGAGGTCTATAATGGTTGATTTCTCTCAGATGACGGATGAGCAGTTAACTACTGCTAAAAAGATTCGTGATGAAGCTGTCAGCCAAGGTGTTGACCCAGCTTATGCTTTGTCTATTGGTCACATTGAATCAGGTTTTAATCCTAAAGCCAAGGCTCCAACTTCCACTGCTCAAGGTCCTATGCAACTTATCAAAGGGACTGCTCAAGAGCTAAATGTAGATCCTACTAACCCTGATGAAAATATTAAGGGTGGTGTCTCTTACCTCAAACAACATTTAGATAAATATAAAGACCCATTAGTATCAGCAATTGCTTATAAGGCTGGTCCTGGTGTTGCTGATAAATTTATGCAATCAAAAGATTTATCTAGTCTAGATGATGAAACTCTAAAATATCTTAAAGAAATAATACAAAGATATCAACCTCAAGATACACAAAAAGATAAACCTGCTCAAGTACAAACACAAAAAGAACCTGGTGTAGAGTCTACCTCTTTATTATTAGATGAACCTGTTAAACTTATTTCAGAAGGTGTTGAATATTTAAAAGAAAAAGGTCCATCATTATTTACTCCTGGAGAAGAACGTCCATTCCAAGCTGGTAAAGCAGTAGAACAAGCTAAAGGTGGCTTTATGGGAGGTGCTATTACTGGTGCTGTTGGTCCTAAAGTAACTGAAATTGGTGGTAAAGTTCTTTCAAAAGTACCTGGACCTGTAGGTGCAATAGGTAAAGCTGCTGAAACATTTGGTAAAATGTGGGGTGCTACTCCTATAGCTGCTAGAACAGCTGGAGGTGCTGTAGGTGGTGCTACACTAGGAGCATCAGAAGAATTATTAGATTCTTATGGCTTTAGTCCTGCTTCTAAATTTGCAGTAGGTACAGCCTTATCTGCAGGTGGTGAAGGATTAGGTACCTTTTTAGGTAAAGAAGTTAAACAAGTGGGTAAACTTATTGGCTCTGCTGCATTAGGTAGTTGGGGTGGTGTTGTCAATAGTATTGCTGGTATGGCTAAACCTAATAAAGATACTTTTTTGAAAGAAGCTGAAGTAGCTCAAGAAAAAGCTTTTGGTAAAAGAATTAAAGGTTATACAGAAGGTGTTATTGGTAATGCAAACCAAGGGGGTACTACAGCTCTATTAAGAGAGAAATATGGTGTACCTGCTGACTTTGAGGGTCCAGCTTCTGCTTACCTTAGAGATCAAGTCATTAAACCTAAGGTTAGTGAAATATCTATTGCTAAACAAAACCCTGATAAGTTTTCTACTTCAGATGCTTTTACTAAACTTGAAACAGAACTCAATCGTTTAGAAGCTAAAGGTACTATTGGTAAAGCTCAAAAGAAAGATCTTTTACTTAAACTTCAAAGTGATCGTAGCCCTTATGAAAAAACAAGAGCTGAGTTTGCTGACACTATTGACAATGCTATCCGTGAGTGGGGTAAGGGTGCAGAGAAACAAACACCTACTACTGGCTTTGCAGCTGTTGGATTAAAAGAACAAAAAGACATTCGTGAAGCAATTAGATCTTCTTATAATGAATGGCTTAGTGGTTTAGGTTTAGGTAATGCTGAACGTGAGTATCGTAATGCTTACAGAGCAGAAAGTTTAGCTGAACTTAAAGATCATATTAATCACTCTCTCACTTATATTGACCAAACTAAAGCGTTTGATAAACTAGCTCCACTTATTAAAGATGGTACTTATAGTAAACAAGATGTTTTAGATGGTGTTAGAACATATCTAGCTAATGTTAGCCCTGAAGAAGTAGTTACTAAGTTTACTAAGCTTGATAAAGCTTTAGTAGGTAATGAACTTCTTCCTAAACAAGATATGATGTACTTTGAGAAGGCAGCTAAGGATATTAAACTTGCTACTGAAAAAGGTGCTAAGAAATCTAAGACAGAGAACTTTGCTAGAGCTTTAATTAAACAAATCAGCTATCGAGCAGGAAGTGCTGCTGGAGAAGCTCAATATGAATCAGGTGGGGCCTTTCAATGAAAATATTATTAATTGATCCAGCAGGTGCTTTTGTTGACTTTGGTATGCGTTGCCAACAACATGGCCATGAAGTTAAACAATGGATTAGAAAAGTACCTGGTCATGATGACTCTAAAATAGGTCAAGGACTCATTCCTAGGGTCTATAACTGGCAAATCCACATGAAGTGGGCTGATATCATTATTCTTTCTGATAATGCGTATCAGATGCGTGAATTAGAGAAATATCATAAAGAAGGTTATCCTATTGTAGGAGCTACTGACTTAACATCTGACCTAGAATTAAACAGAGGGTTTGGTCAAGCTATCCTAGAAAAAGCTGGTATGGATATTATTCCTTCTAGAACATTTACAGACTATAATCAAGCTATTGAACATGTAAAGAATAATCCTGTACGTTATGTATCTAAACCTTCTGGTGATGCAGATAAAGCTTTAAGCTATGTTTCTAAGTCAGCTGCTGACATGATATTCATGCTTGAAAGATGGAAGTCTAAAAGTAAAGTTAAAATGCCTTTCATCATGCAAGAGTTTGTACCTGGTATTGAAATAGCTGTAGGTGGTTGGATGGGTCCTAATGGATTTTCTAAACACATTACAGAGAACTTTGAATTTAAGAAACTTATGCCTGGTAACTTTGGTGTTAACACAGGTGAAATGGGTACTGTTGTTAAGTATGTTAAAGAGTCTAATCTATTTGATGAGACATTAGCTAAGTGTGAAGACTTCTTACGTTATCACAACTATTGTGGTTATGTAGACCTTGCATTCATTATTGATGATAAAGGCTCACCAAGACCTCTAGAATGGACTACAAGACCAGGATGGCCTCTATTTAATATACAGACAGCACTACACAAAGGTGATCCAGTAGAATGGTTATTAGATCTTGTTAATGGTAAGGATACATTAAAAGTAACTGATAAACATGCTGTAGGTGTTGTAGCAGCTATTCCTGACTTCCCATTTACTAAGTCAACAGGTCGTGACCCTACAGGCTATCCTATTTATGGTATAGAAGATATTATGGAGGACGTTCATCTATGTGAAGTTATGATGGGTAAAGCTCCAGTTATGAAAGAGGATAAAATAGTTGAAGAAGAACATATTGTCAGTGCTGGTGATTATATACTTGTCGCTACGGGTACTGGCTCTGATATTTGTAGTGCTTCTAGAAAAGCTTATGAAGTCATTGACAAAATAAGTGTACCTAATAGTTTAATAGTTCGTGATGACATTGGTGAACGTCTTGAAAAAGAACTTCCTAAATTACAAGCTTATGGTTATTGCACTGACTTTGTTTATGAAAAAGGTAGTGAGGAAGAGGAAGAGTAATGGCTATTGCATTACCTCCAATTCCCAATAGTCCTCTTACCGATACATTTATCTGGAGAGAGTGGTTTTATAATGTATCTCAAGCTTTAGTCCAACAAGCTTCTATTGCTTGGACTAGTTTAAACTTTACAGGTTCAAACTTAACAAGCATTCAAACTCGTAAGCATAATGACTTACAAGGATTACAGGGTGGTGATCCAACTGGTACTCAATTCTATCACCTAAATCAAACTCAATATAATACTATTGTGGCATTGCCTTCTCTTGGTACTATGGCTACACAAAATGCTAATAATGTAAATATAACGGGTGGTAGTATTACTGGTATTACATTTCCTTATACATCTATTACTGGATTAGCTACTGTAGCTCATACAGGAGCTTATAGTGATCTTACTGGTACTCCAACAGGACTTAGTGTTACTATAACAACAGCTAAATTAACATTAACAGGAACACAAGGTAGTATGACGTTTACTAATGGTATTTTAACTTCACAAACACAAGCAACTTAATGGATTTAAAACTTAGACGATTTGAATTTGGTACTAATTATACTGTAGGTAAACTATATGTAGATGATATATACTTTTGTTTTACTTTAGAAGATAAAGTAAGAGAACCAGGAGTGAAAGTAGATGGACAAACAGCTATTCCTTATGGCACTTATCCTGTCATTATTGATCACAGCACTCGGTTTAATAGGGATTTACCTCACGTCTTAAACGTACCTGGATTTGAGGGTATTCGTATTCACACTGGTAATACTGATGCTGATACAGAAGGTTGTATCTTGGTAGGAACTACATGGGCGGGTAAAAACTTTATAGGTAACTCTAAGTTTGCTTTTGAGCCATTATTTGACAAGCTTAAAACTGCTAAGGGTGCTACACTAACTATATATAAATCAGAATAAAAAAGGGGGCTTTGCACCCCCTTGTACTACATTTCGTAAATGCTATGGCGGGCTATTACGAATTACCCTTGATGAATGCTAGAACATCATCAAAGCTCGTGAAGACATTAATTGTTGTCTCAGGACGTTGTTCACCGAACACGTTCTTTTGAGTATTAACAACAAAGCCATTGTCTACTTTATTAATTACGATTGAATTATAATTCATACTATCTCCTTTTCTCAGTTTAAGTTAATTACTACTCTAAATAAGAGAAGCTCTAGTACTAAGTAAACCCCATCATCATCTAGTTCAGGAATATACTTAGCCTCAAGTATCTCAAATCCTACTCCTACTCCACAAATTGGCCTAATAGACATGTGCATTATATTTCACATGCACCCGCTACACAGGCTAGGGTCTGTGCTCCCTCAGTATTATCATCCTTTTCTACCAGTTCTTCCCAATTGATATCACCTGGCATCTTAGATGCTAATTCTTTATACTGCTCTTCTGTTATATCCTCATAAGGTGCTTGTTGATATGTATGGTTTGAATGAGGAAGGAAAGATATTCCTGACACTTCATCAAAATGTTTCCATACCCATGCACCTACTTCAGGCCACTCATTGTCAGTTACAGTGATGGTTACTGAAGGTTTATGTTCACACCAATGTCTTTGATAAATCAACCATAGATTAAGTTGTTCTATTGCTGTCATATCATTACGAGTAATAGCACCATCAGGAGCTTTCATCGGAAATGAGAATACAGCTGTCGAATCAGGCCTAAACACTTCGTCTTCCACTGGGAAACCTTTTTCCTTGAGGAACGAGTATACAGGATCCTTTTTATCAATTCTGACCCTTCTAATATAAAAAGCGTTGTGTCTAGCATGAATGCCACTAGCACTGTCCACCAACTGGCTGACCGTACCTGAAGGCTTAACACAAGTGATAGAAGCAGAAGGAGGAACACCAAGTTTTTCAGAAAGTTCTTCGTTTGTTTTTCTCGCTGCATCTCTTAACCTTTCAAGCATTTTGGGATCAGGATTATTAGTTACTTTACAATCCATGATACCTGTTAATGAAACCCCTAACAATCTTTCTTCTTCAGTGTTCTTTTTCCATTCTTCACTTAGAAATTGGAAGCTGGTGAGAGTGGACTGAATTGTACCGAGTATTGTAGCGAGGGACACTTTATGAGCCAAGGTAGATTCGGTATCGTTCCCCCGTACAACCACTTCCGTAAGATTACAGAACTGTTTATCACGGAGGATAATTTC